CAACCCCGTCCTCATTATTTTGAGGAACGGGGGAAACTATACCTTTGGATTTTTTTTCTGAATCCTCAATAGAAAAACCAAAAAGTTTTGCCATAGTATAAACTGACTAGACTGTTATTTTAACTATTTAGTTAATGTCTTCACCACCTGCTTGAGCATCAGTGCCCTTAAATGCTTCCCACCAATGAACTTGCATCTCTACAGTAAACTCCTGAATAGTATCAGTAGTCTCGTAACTTAAATCAATTGTGGAAATATTGGTTGGGAAAATATCCCAGAATTTGTAAACTCTAAGAACTCCACCGTTGCGGTCAAGTTGCTTAACCTTAGCATCTTTATAATATGCTCCAGGATCAGTAACTCCTGTTGCATCATTCATTCTATTAATTACATTCATCCACTTTTCAAAAGCAGAACGAATGGAGAAATCAACATCATTAATAATAGTAATTGTCCAAGTTTCAAATGTTCTATCACCAGCAACTTTCAGAATACGTCCTCTGAAAGGCACATCAACTGAAGCAATTGTGGAAGCAGGCAATGCTGCTGCCTTCACAAGAAATCTTGCTTTTTCAAGAACTTCAGTTTGATTTGCAGGTTTTGCTGCTGTAGGAAATGCTAACTCAACTTCAAATAGATTGGGTCTTGCGCCACCGCCAGATAATTTGCTTTTAAAATCACTAATTGTTCTTACTGGTGACGTGTTTCTTTGTTCGCGACTAGGCATTTTTCTTTAAACCTCTAAATTAAACGTTACCGATAACTTCATCAAATGAAACGCCAGATCTAGTGGCGACAAATGTAAGACCAATGAAGTTAATTGATCTTGCTGGCTTGATATAAATATCAGCCACAAACTCATTATTATCTATCACTGCACCAGTGTTATTTGTTTCATCACAAATAACAACATAATCTTGAATACCTCTCTTCGCCTGAACATCGCGAAGGAAAGGTTCAACGATATTTACAAAGTTGGTTCTTGTAATTTCATCATTGAATTCAAAGAGTTGATCTCTTGCTGCAGCGGAAATTGCATTTTCGAGATAGATAAACAAACGACGAACGTTAATTCTATCAAATGCCGATCCCTTAGCAAGTCCGGTTTTATCACCAAACAGAATAATACCAGCACCAGGTGAGAAAATAACTGGATTTACTCTTTCTGAATAAAGTCTATCTCTCTGTGCTTGAGATGGATTATATGCGAGTTTAACTGCATTTAAAATTCCTCCTCTTGCGGTTCCTGCGGGAGAGAACCAAGGGAAATTGTCTACATCGTTACGGGCACAAAGACCAGCTATATCTCCATTCAGTGGAACATAGCGGAAGGTATTTGCAAATCTATCATACATGTACTTGTAACCACTATCAAAGACTGCATAAGAAGAAGATGGTATTGAAGAATAGAATGAAAGAACATTATCAGTAATAACATCATCATTTACGATGGTATTACTATCATTTAATGCAGACTCTGTTAAGAATGCTCCTCTGTATGGAGAAATAAATGCAACAGCATCTTTTCTTCTGGTCGCAATACCTGAGAGAAGACTTCCTAGAGAAGCAGCTTCATCTTTAGTATAATTTGCAGATCCCATCAGAAGGAAATCTACATTATACTTTTCGGTATTGGAGAAAAGATTATATCCAGTAACAATTTTACTTAAATTAGATGCAAGTGCTCCATCATCATCAACGCTGCTTCCTCCATCATAATTAGTTCCTCCGCTCATTACATCATTAAAAGTACCAATTCCACCAAAAATTACAGGAGTTCCACTTACTTCAGCTTGTTGATCCCATGCAAAATTAGTTGATGCAACATAACCACTCCCAAATCCAGAAGCGACTACACCTGCAGGTGCAGAACCACCGAAGATATACTCTGAATTTGTTTTGAGATATGATCTCCAATATGAAGGTGAACCTACAGAATACAGTGCATCAGATGCTTTTGAAACATTTAAATGTTTCTCTAAAATTGTACCTGCATTTCCGGTAATTTTTCCTTCACCATCAATTACCACAATATGAAGTTCATCAAATCTTGCTCCTCTTTCAGCAGCATACTCAGAAGTACCTGGTCTATCTGCAATAGTATTCCATGGTAATGTTTTTACTATTGTGCTATTTCCAATAGTTTCTCTAGATATTGAGAGAGTTTGTGCATCATACCAATCAGAAACTCCTGTTGGATCATGATCGCTGCTAGCACCATTGAGGTAAGTTGTAACCGCAACCAATTCATCACCAATTTCTAAGAAACCACCAGAATTGATTTTGCTGCTAAGATCTGCAGTTGTAGTAATTCCAACTTCAGTTGCAGTGCTATTAATTCCAGCAGTTACTGTTCCAACACCAGCATATCTCTTAAGATGCTTGACTGGCGCACCATCAGCATGATCTTCGGCAGTTGTTCCTACAACTCCTCTTGTAACTCCAGTAATTTCGCCATTACCGAGATTTGCTCCATTAAGAGAAATGAGTTCATTTCCAATAACTAAGAAATCATCAGCAGTAACACCCATCATAGCAGTCGCAATACCGATAGTAGTTGCATCATCTGCCAAAGTCACGCCGCCTTGCATATCAAGAGTTGCACTATGATGCAAATAGTATGATGTTACTGCAGTTCCTGCAGTAATAGATGCTGCAGTTTCTCCAAGAACATTTCTTGTAATCTGTGCTGCAGTTACTCCTACACCAGATCCTACAATAGAAATTGACGATTCATCTCTAAATCTATAAACACCATTGTAGTTATAGTCTTGAGTATATTCTGTGCCGCCATCTACATGAGAAATGAATTTGACATGTATTTGATTGTTAGCAACATCTTTGTCTGTAACAATTCCTTTAAAAGATCCTGTTAAATCTCTTAAAGTTCCTTCGTCAATAATTTTATTGCTTGATGTGAATCCCGAGGTATCTTGGGTTACCCCATCTCCCAAATTAATTCCGCTAACATCACTTAAAGTAATGATTTGGTCTGCTCTTGAGTCAATAATACCGATTCTGATTCCGTTTGCCCAGGATCCTGGATTCCTAGAAACTACGGTTTTGCCGGTGATTACATTGTCATCATATGCTTTGACTTCATATTCATCAACACTCTTAACTTTGATGCTTGATCCCGATCCAACATAAGCGTTTGCTAAACTATCAGAATCTGATCTGATAACGCTCATTTGACCACCATATGCCAAATAAGATGAGGCAACGAGCCAATGCTCATAATGCCTATCATTACCGTATGGTCTGCCGAAGTTGTCGAGCAGGTCTTTTTCTGATCCAATGGTTATAGGAAGTTCTACTGGTCCTTGTGCAAAAGGTGCAACAAGGCCACCAATATTGCCAGAAGCAGGATCAACTCTTCCGACGGTAAGATCAACTTCCCTTACCCTAATCCCAGGAGATGCTAAATTTACTGGCATCTTGTTTACCCTCGCAATCCAGATTTAACTAAAAATATTTATGGAAAAGGGTATTTTCAGCGGGGAAACAATGCATGAACAATATTACCAGTCAGGATATTCCCATTTATCAAAAACTTTATTAGTCATTCTATTTGATATAATCCTTGTAACCGTGCATTCTTTACATTCATAAGAATATGCTGACGCAGATGTTCTATTTTTTCTAGTTCTGTAAAAATCATTTAGTAGATTTTTAATTTTTCCACATTTTCGACACTTTCTATCTAAAAACAATAAATGCTCTAAATCTACTTGATCATCAAAATTCATCACCTATAGTCCCACATGTAAGACATATCTCCATACTCATCAGTGTGCCATCTATCTCCAGTTGAGTCTACAAAAGTTTCCATGTTGGAAAGTCCGTCTTCAATAAATCCAAAAGGTGCCATATCTTGCTCTATTTGATTTTTCTGCTCTTCATAAATTCTTTTGCGAACATCATTCTCAGTCATTTCCTTAAAATAATCTTGTGCAACTAACCAAGAAAAAATTACTAAGCACATTGCAAGATCGTCATTACATCCTTCTTCTGCCTCAAAAGAATTTCCTCTCTGTGCAAATGTTGTTAGTTCTGAAATTATCTCATAATCTGTTGGAATTAACTTATCATCTTCAATTAAAGTTTTTAGGTTGGAGCAACCTAACTTCTTGACGGAAGATGTTGTTCTTACACCAAGTTGAGATTTTTTACCACTAAAACCAGATCCAACTACTTGACCATTTCTACCTCTCATAGCACACATTAGAATATTTTCATATTCCAAATCGTATTGAAGAATACTAGCAACTTGATCTCCAATATCATTCACTTCTATTAACAACCATGCTTGATTATATCCCACAGCAACATCATAAATGACACTTGGGAATAGCATAGGTTTTATTTCATTATTCCTATACTTTGCTACTACTTTATATGGAAATTCTGTTATATCAAATATGATAAATGCCGAATAATCATTGCCCAATCCGCGAGCAACATCAACTGTAATTAGATAATTATGATCTTTTATTGGATTTTCATAAACATCTAATCCTGCATTTCTTTGTATTGGATCCTCATATGCCAACATTTTTAATTTTGCTGGAGCAATGAGAGTGTTAACTGATCCTAAAAATTCGCATTCAAATTCAACACGAAACTGTTCTTCAGAAGTGTTTGCAATAGTTTGTTCCTTCCATACAACGTCTCTTCCAGGAACTTCTGACCAATGAACTTCTGTTGGAATATATTCATTTTTATTTCTTTCTGCATCGTGCCACATACGGTAGAAATGATTCATACCGTGTGGAGTAGATACAATAATTACTTTGGTGTTTTTACCAGAAGTAATAGTAGGATAAACAGATGCAAAGAACGAGTCAGCAACGTGATTTGGGACAAACGCGAACTCGTCGAGAAAGAGGATGTTGAACGACATACCTCGGACAGCACTTGCAGACGTAGAAGCTGCCAATATCTTACTGCCATTCTCCAACTCCATTGAACCTTTGTTCCATGACAGAATACCCTGTTGCATCCATTTAGGCAAGTTCTCGTAAGCAGTCTGTAACCTTTGTAATAATTCTCTTGCAGTTGCTGCTTTGTTTGCCAGAATACCGATATTTACGCTATCATTAAATACAGCATAATGTAAAAGGTAAGATACTACTGTAGTAGATTTACCAGTTTGTCGTGGCATCTTACAGATATTAAATCTGTTATTATGAAAATTATGAATTAGTTTTTCTTGGAAATGATATGGTTTAAAACTTGTCAAACCCTCATCAAGAGAAACAATTTTTATGTAGTTATTGGCAAAATACACCGGATCTTGCTTACACTTAAGGAACTCAATAATTTGTCCCTCTGTAAATTCAATCGCAGTATTTGCTTTTTTTAGATTAGGATTACCAAGATAAACTTCACTCATAATAAAACCTCCAATTAACAATTACCTACTAATTTCTTCCCAGTCCAGGGAAGCAAAAACATCAGCACCCGCAGTATCTGATGCAACCACCAGTGTCAATTCATAAGGAGTTCCAGTCAGTCCATTTCTTTCTAACTGAAACTTAAATAGTGCTTCTTTCAGAATATCTA